TTTTGAGAAATATCATTAGCCGTGTAGCCTCTAGTGACTACCTCGTCTGAAATTTGTTCAAGAGTTATCGCCCCATCTACTCCCGCCACCTCATCTACAAATCCGCAATCGGTTAGGTTATCGTCATACAAGTTTAAATATCCATCAGTAGATAGAAAAAACAAACGCCTTTTCCCTTGGAACTCCATCTCGACAAAATCTTTAACCTTAATCCCCGATCCTTGGTCATACCCACTCCACGCTTGCTGAAGAAGATCGTATACTAAAATAGCGTTGTTTTCAGTAGACCCATCAAGGGGAACCGCATAGTATACTCTGTTCGCATAGGTGGCAGCTACTACTTTACTAGCATAGTTCCAGTTTATTCTTTCGATTATTGGTTGTATGTGTTCACTTACAGGAAGTTGAACTGCTGAAACTTTTCCATGAGCGGCAACAGACAAACTACAAATTCCCTTTTTGGAAGACAGAAACCAAACATCACTACCCACGGCAATTGTGGATTTAGCACTAACCGCTCCATAGCTCCTAGTTACCTCATCCAAAATAGCATCTGTCGCATTACCGTACAGGTTACTGATTATGTAAATTGAGTTGCTTTTAAATGCGGCTATCGTGGTGTTATCAATTCTTTGGAGAGCCACTAACTCGTCTTCAGAACCTTGGTTGATTCTGAAATTAGCCATTACAGGTTGGTAACGGGTGTAGTTTAGGAAATCAGACGCAGCAACTAAATCTCTGGAATGTGGAACTAATAGTCGGTTCCCAAAAAAGATTGCACTATCCGCATTTGGAATTTGCTCGGTTCCGTCTGAATCGTTTTCGTCTATTTCAGTATCGGTATTTTCTTGGCTTATGTGTTCAAACCCAGTAGCAATTGCTTTCATAACAAGAGGTTCTTGGTTCACCCCCCTCATCATTATAACTACGTTAAAACATTGTACGAAAAAAACATCTTCAGAAATTGAGGATTCAGTAGCGGGGAAGTTAAGTTTTATCGACTGCAACCCTTCCCGTGTAGCGTAAACCCCTGTGCTTGTAGCAACGATTAGGTATTCAGTTCCAGATGGATCACGGAAAACCCCAGTACCGAATACCGTTCCAAACCCAAAAATTCTGTGTCCAACGTCTGCCCAACCAGCATACACTACATTAGCACTTTCATTAGCTTCAGAACCGTATGCGGGATTGTTTCCTGCAACGGGAACATTTACCCAAGTTCCATTTACAGGTGTGGCCGCTTCACATGAAGCCTGTGTTATATGTTCAGAGATAGTTCCACTTATAGTACAAGTTCCAGCCCTAAAATATGGGCCTTTAGTATTACTAGCAGGGCCACTAGTGGCTGTTATCCCAATTGATCCTGTTGTTTCAGAGTCTAAGTTAACATTAGAAATCGTTCCGCTAGATATTTGTCTCCCACTATATAAAACATATTCACCATTAGTATACGTTCTAGTATCATCATAGGCTTCAGTAAGACAATTACTCCAAGGCATCTTCTTAATACCCGGCCTAGTCTCCACTACTCCATTACCAAAACGCTTATTTATAGCACTAGCCACATATCCCTGCTCAAGTTGACCGGGATCAAGACGAGCGTTCACCCCTTTAAAAAAAGTGTCTCCATCAAGTATTGGTTCTGGTCGTGGCATTATTCCCTTTCAATCTGGTATTCCAGTTCAGCTACTCTCCTCAACGCTGCCTTCGTGAAAGCTGGTGCTTCCCTCGCTGCTATCGGAAACTGGGGGTGATCGGTCAACTCCTTCACTCCATTCAATTTTACCCCCTGACATGCGGTGAGCATCAACGGCAGAATCAATATTATCAAGTTTTTCCTCATACCTAACTTTTGCGTTAGCCTCCTTCACCCCATCGGCAATTGATAAAAAAAGCCGCTCCAAACTTGGAACGGCTCGGAGCAAGGCTACTATTGCCTTTATAATCCCCATCACTCTACTTTTTCTTCGACCTTGGCGACTCCATGCCTCAAGAAAACCGCGAGTGCGGAAGTAACTACTAGCTGCATCATTTCACCAAACTCTATGTCTTCAGTAAAATAACCACCAATAGCTCCCACAATTGCTGCCACAGCAGCCCATACTGTTTTTGACTTTACTAATTTTTTCATCTCTTTTTATATAAATCGTACGTCTTGATACACACGTACGCTAAACTCACTAGACTAATTAAAACTTTTAGGGCTACGTCGATGTTCAGGAGTACGTTCCCCGTCCCAATCACCGTAACCCCTAGTGTCTTAACTAGGTCTAGGTCTAATCTCATTATTCAAGTTCTACAAGTTGTGCGCTGTTTGCAGATGTTGCGACTCCAGTATAACCGGCTAAAACAACCGTTGTTCCGGCTGCGACAGTTAAAGCCGCACCCCCGTTAAGGGTATATGTTCCGAGAGCTCCAGTAGCAGGGCCGTTTATAAGTAGTTTCTGTCGATGCTCATTAACAGCTACTGAAGTAGCATTAGTAGCTTTTGTTGATCCAACTATTTTAACACTATTCATTTCTTCTCCTCAACAATTTCAGGCTCAAGAACTTCTTGACCCCCGTTTGGCGGCTCGTTCAATTCACATTCCTGCATAATTGCACGGGCAGCATTTGTTACCATTTCATGTTGTTGCCTGTTTAGTGGGGCATTTCCAGCCGCAACGTACAACACATCCAACGCTTCCTTTAGTTTTGCTTTGTCAGGCATAAAAGTCAATAAGTAATAACATTAGCCGTTCGTACTTGGCCTTGTTGTCGGTATAGTTTATCCGATTCTAAAACGAGTAGACTCTCTGCGTTTTGATCTTCTCCAATGGCGATGTCGGTTTGCCCGTTAGAACGAAGATAATCCGCATAAACTCCACGGACTAGATAGTTTTCAAAAATTCTAGGCATTATAACCTTATCCCACTCGGAAGAAGTGAACGAGGTAGCCGTTCCTGTATTAGCAGTATAGAAATCTCCGCTATAGTATGCCTGCGCCCCTGAAGCATACGAAGAACCCACCCAAACATCTCCTGTTAGCGTGGGTCTGTTAATCCGATACTCGACAAAAAGCGGCGAGGTAGTAGTGAAGACATTAATTGTCCTACCAGAATTATTACTGCTATCAGAATTATCATCCCGCAATACAAAACTAACAGAGGAAAGAGCAGTAGTTTTTGCAGGGTCTTTGTCATAAACTGTTAGGATTTCTCCAGCCGTTGCTGGGTAGGCCATGCTACTTACGCTATCAGTAGTTGTTACTGTGGTAGAAGCGGTTTTAAGTAGTTGCGGCCAATATTCAGTTTCCCAAGCAATCCCCAACCTGTGGTTAGTTAAATCCCGGACTTGTTTAAAAAAGTGATTGGGAAGGTTATCCCTATCCAATCCAGCTAATTGGGAAACTCCATAAACAACATTACTAAATTTAAGCGTTTGCATCTATTTCCACCCGTTCATTTGGGCCGAAAACTTTTCGATAGGTGACTCGTCCTCGCGGAGTGTCGTAATACCCGTGGGGTTTATTCCCACCGTACCCAACTTTCACGTTCTTGCCACCCGCACTCTTAACCCTACTCTCTGGATTGTCACGCAAATACTCCTTAATAAATTTACGATCACCCCAGCATTTGTATCCGAGGCGTTTGCCCCAATAATGATACGAAGTAGTCTCTATTCTAGCTTTGTGTTGTCCAAAACTAGTTACATAGGATTCCTTCCGTGCCTCTCCAGCTACACCGCCGGATTGGTTGGCCCGTGAGGTTTGATACTCACGAGCCAACTGTTTCCGAAGTGCCGCCCCCACAAGGGAAGTCATTTCATCACTTAAACCTTCGGGGGCATACATATCTAATTAAGCGGCTTCGATGCAATCGAAATACCCGAAGTTTTGGGGGTTGTTAACGACCAATGCGGCAATTGCTTGGATTAACCTAGCAGGGCCACCACCGTTATCTGTCAACTCCTTAATTTCAGGTAGCTTACCATACCTAATCTCAACTTGATCGAACGGGATAACATATCCCTTAAAAGCACTAACCGCATTTGCAGTCGCACTAGTTTGCTCATTGATGAAGGTTGAGGGGTGCAGACGCATTCGACCAAAATCTCCTTCAAACAAATCCACGGCATTGATAAATGACCGATCTGATGCTGCTTGATTGAAGACTTTGATAGGTGAATGGAGATCATTTGCTGCTCCACCAGTAGAAGCCTGTGAAAAGTTCGTAAAAGCCCTTTTCAAAGCTGTTCCAACAAGAGCATCATAATCACGGATAACTCCCGTAGTATCATAAATACCCTTCAGTACGTCTTGAACAGCACCCTCTGTAAGAAGGGCAACCGTACTTTCGTACGCATTAACTTTG